CATAATGGTAAACGATAAATAATAATAGTAGCATATAATGGAAGTCAAATGACCAAAAAATTAGAAGAGCTTTTAAATTTACCTGATTCGAAAGAATTAATAGAAGAGTCACAACAAGAATCTAAATCATCTAAAGCAGTAGTAGAACAAGAATCTACATTACGAGACATTGCTGAATTTGATAAAATAGCAGGTGCATTACCTGCTGTTAAAGGCCTAGGTGAAATGGCTGACAAAGAGCTTAACGAAGTTGCTGATAAAGCAATGAGTGCATATGAAGACTTAATGGATTTAGGTATGAATGTTGAAAGTCGTTATAGTGGTAGAGTATTTGAAGTTGCAGGTGGTATGCTAAAAACATCATTAGATGCTAAAGTTGCTAAAATGGATAAAAAATTAAAAATGATTGAGTTGCAACTTAAAAAAGAAAAAATGGATAGAGACACATCACCAGGAGATGGTGATATAGTTAATGGTGAAGGGTATGTTGTTACTGATAGAAATAGTCTCTTAGAACGTATCAAAGGCATGAATAATGATAAATAACATACAGCATTAGGAATCAGACAATGAAATCGTTTATAGAATTTTTAACAGAATCAAAAAAAAGTTATCCTTTTAAAATAGGTGTTGCAGGACCACTACCTGAAGACTTTGTTGATATGTTAGAAACTTGTTTAGAAAAATATAATTTAGCAAATTTGTCTACAGGTAAAAAAACACCAATACAAGAACGTCCATTAGATTTTCCACAATTAGAAAATATGGAAGTTACATACTTCGAAGCAGAAGTTAACTATCCAACAACATCGCAAGTAATGCAAGAGTATATTAGTAAGTGTTGTAGTTGTCCACAAACACATATAATAGTACGCAATCCTAATGAAATGGCTGAAGAGTATCAAGCAGAAAAAAAAGATGAGCCATATGAAGCAATTCTAGGCAAAGATGATATGGGCGGCGAAAGCGCTCAAGAATCAGTAGGCAACAATCGTGTAATGGACTTGTTAAAAGAATTAGAAACTGCTCGTAAAGACAACGATCATAGTCCAATAGATGGCGTAGCAGCAGGGGAGTCAGCAGACATCACTGAAACAGAAAACACTAAAAGTGTTATGGGGAGTTAATTATGGACATGAAAAAAATAATAGAATCAATGATCAGTATTGATTCACCGAAACAAAAACTACAAGAAATGGCTTCAATGAATATTTCAATGAATGCAGATAATGCAGATGAAGTTGGAAGACTTCTTGATATTGTTAAAGGAGCAGCAGGTGCAGAACATGCACACGCAGTAAGTCCAGACGAAATGCCACCTATGCCTCCAATGAAAGCACCTAGAGATCTACGTGGAGAAATGGAAAATTTTTCTAGCATTGTAAACAGAGCTGAAGAAGAAGTAGGCGAAGAAGAAGTAGACGAAAATGCATATAATCAAGCAGCAGCGGCAGCAGCAAGAGCACATAAAAGTGAATTTGAATTTCCTCCAGGATCAGGAAAAATGCACCCTGTAAAAATGAGCAAGGACACAGCACATAAACTAGACGACGATTATGCTAACGAGCCAGATGAAGAATATGCAGATACACAAACAATGACAAAAGACTTGTCAGGTGGTTTAAATCGCGAAAAGAAAGCCTACAAAAAAGCAGCAGACGGTGACAATCCAATGGCATTAGAAGATTCAATTAAAGCAAGACTATGGGATGCTTTAAATGAAATGAAAGAAGGATCTTGTAACGAATGCGGCAAAGCTATGTTAACTGCTTCCGAAAAGAAAGAACTTGCTGATCTTGAAGAAGGCAAACGTCATGGCAATAGCTCAATCTACAAAAAGTGCTGGAAAGGCTGTACAAAAGTAGCAGGTAAAAAACGTGGCGAGCCAGGCTCGTGTGAATGTGATTAATAACCCCCAGAGTACTCAATAGCGCCATAACGGCGCTATTCTTTTGAGTAAATACAACATGTCAACAAGTTTAGATGGCGTCTTAATTAAAAAGGCGAATAAAAAAGAAACATTTACAGAAGCACAGATTGTGGACTTACAAAAGTGTATGGACCCAGATACTGGTTACTTGTATTTTGCAAAAAAGTTTGCACACATTCAACATCCTGTAAAAGGTAAGTTGTTGTACGACCCTTTTGAATATCAATTAGGGTTGATGGACTCATATCACAGTTTTAGATTTAACATAAACATGATGCCTAGACAAACAGGAAAAACAACCTGTGCTAGTATATACCTAACATGGTATGCAATGTTCATTCCAGACCAGACAATACTTATTGCTGCACACAAGTATACTGGCGCCCAAGAGATTATGTCTCGTATACGTTTTGTTTACGAAAGTTGTCCTGATCATATTAGAGCAGGTGTAACATCATATAACAAAGGTAGTATTGAGTTTGAAAACGGAAGTCGAATAGTTAGTCAAACAACAACAGGCAACACAGGACGTGGTATGAGTATCTCGTTACTATACTGTGACGAGTTTGCATTCGTGCAACCTAACATCGCTGAAGAGTTTTGGACTTCGATATCACCTACACTAGCAACAGGTGGTCGTGCTATTATTACAAGCACACCTAACAGTGATGAAGATACATTTGCTACTATTTGGAAACAAGCAGAGGATAAGTTTGACGAACATGGTAATGAGCAAGATGTAGGCCGTAACGGGTTTCATAGTTTTAGATCAGATTGGTGGGAGCATCCTGATAGAGATGATAAGTGGAAAGAAGAAGAACTTGGCCGTATCGGTGAAGAAAAGTTTAGACGTGAATACGGTTGTGAATTCTTAGTATACGATGAAACATTAATTAATAGTTTAAAACTTTCAATAATGGAAGGAAACAAACCTTTAGTAAACATGGGACAAACACGTTGGTATAAAAAACCATCAGGTGAATTTACATATGCTGTAGCGTTAGATCCCTCAATGGGAACAGGAGGAGATAATGCAGCTATACAAGTATTTGAATTGCCTAGCTATGAACAGGTAGCTGAATGGCAACATAATACTACAGCTATACCTGGACAAATAAGAGTGCTTGCAGATATATGTAATTACCTTGTACAAGAAACTAATAATCAAAATGGAATCTATTGGAGTGTGGAAAATAATGGGCTAGGTGAAGCTGCATTAATAGTTATTAACGATTTTGGTGAAGAAAACATACCTGGGTTATTTGTAAGCGAACCAATACGTAAAGGCCATGTGCGTAAATTTAGAAAAGGCTTTAATACTACACATGGTACAAAAATATCAGCATGTAGTAGATTAAAAACAATGATAGAAAATGATAAAATGATTATACATAGTAAACCATTTATATCTGAATTAAAAAACTATGTTGCAACAGGATCAAGTTATAATGCAAAACTAGGACAAACAGATGATCTTATTAGTGCTACTTTGCTTTGTATTAGAATGATGGCAGTTCTTAAAGACTGGGATCCAAGAATATATAATTCGTTTACACAAGCTGAAGATATTGAAGATTACGAAGCGCCAATGCCAATCTTTATAAGTACCAACTATTGATAAATACATTATGCAAAACTTAGAAAAAATAAGCGAAGAACTGTTTGCGAAGATTAGAGGTCGCTTTCCAAGTGTAACTATTGGCACTGAAGAAGGTATGATTACAAATAATCCTAGCGAAGCACGTTTTATTGAATTTGATTATAAGAGCAAGGGTAAAGTAAGTCTAAGTCTAGATGATAAAGACGGGCTAGTAGTAATGCACGGTGCTGATATACTTGCTGGAGAAAACGATCAAGAATTAAATGACTGGTATAGTTTCTTAAGAGAACTAAGACAGTTTGCTAAAAAACGTTTATTAAATTTCGATACAAGAGATATTACAAAAAGCAATCTACAAAAAAGAGACTATAGATTTCTAGCAAAAAATGCCGGAGAGGATAACATGACAGAATCAAAATTATATGGCACATCTAAGATAAGTTATCAAGATGTCGGAGAAGCCAGACTAATTATTAAACACAATGAAAGCATTGATCAAACTTCGCCTACAGGGCGTAATAGAAGCATTGGAAAGATTTATGTAGAGTCACCAGAAGGCGAACGTTTCTTATATCCATTTAAGCATCTAAGTGCAGCAAGAGCAATGGCTCGACATGTTGCTGAAGGCGGTAATGCGTATGATGACTTTGGAAAACACATTACTAGTTTATCAGAAGAAATGTCAAAGTTACGTAAATTTAAAACATACATGGGGCGCTCTGCTGTAATGGCAGAAGGACTTTCGGGCTATATGGATGCAGTAACAACACGTATGAAATCTGTTAAAAAGACAATCGAATCACTTCAAAAACCTGCATATTATGCAGAGGCAATTGCAAACTTTGAATCAGTAGTAATGGAAGAAGTTCCTGTAGACGTTGCAGAAAACTGGACCGATCAATTAACTATTAAATTATTTAATGAAGAACTGTCAGATGTATTTCCGTACATTTACAAACTAGTAAGTGAAGCAACAAAAGCACAAGAATTAGGCCCAGAAGATTTAGTAGATGAATCAGCAGAAGAGCTAGGCAAACTAAAAGACAAGTATAGCAAAGCAGAAAAAAATAAAAAAACAAAAGAAGAAGTTGAATTAGAAGATACAATGGAAGGACTTATGGGTCAGTTCAGTGAAGCAAACGAAGCAGAAAGAGACACACACTGTTCTGACAAGTGTTGCGGAAGTGATACTAAAGCAGAAGATTGCGATTGTCCACCAGACTGTGAACATTGTAATTGTAATGCAGACATGGACGAATGTCCACCAGAAACAGATGCAGCACCACAACAACAGATGGCTGCTGAAAAGCCAAAAACACCACTAGGTGAATTTATTCTATCGTATTACGATAGAGAAACAGGATCATTCCCAAAAGGGGAAACAGCAATTCTAACTATGGTTGAAAAAGACTATGGAGACGAGTATGTTCGACCTGCTCATTCGTTTATTGAACAAATACATAAAACTTTTGTACAACACGAACGTATGAACAACGAACAAAGTGACATTTTTAAATTATCTGGAATTTAATTTAAAAAATCACTTGACAAACTAGTATGTAGCGTGTATAGTATATATATGTGCTGCAAACAAAAGGCACAACAACAAAGACATAGGCAACATTATAGGAGGCATTAACTATGGCATCATTAGCAGAAATCCGAGCAAAGCTCAAAGAACAAGAAGCCGGCGCAAGCAGCAACAGAGGACCACAAGGTCCAAACCCAATTTACCCATTTTGGAATATGCAAGAAGGAACTAGTGCAACACTACGTTTCCTTCCAGACGGTAACCCAGATAATACTTTTTTCTGGGTCGAACGTTTGATGATCAAATTACCATTTGCAGGGGTAAAAGGAGATACAGGTAGTAAACCTGTTCAAGTTCAAATACCTTGTATGGAAATGTATGGCGATAGCTGTTCAATTTTACAAGAAGTACGTGGATGGTTTAAAGATCCAAGTCTAGAAGATATGGGTCGTAAGTATTGGAAGAAACGTTCGTATATCTTCCAAGGGTTTGTGACAGACAATCCGTTAACTGATGATCAGGCTCCTGAGAATCCAATCCGTAGATTCATTATTGGCCCACAGATCTTCCAGATCATTAAGCAGGCACTAATGGATCCAGACATGGAAGAATTACCAACAGATTATACTGCTGGTGTAGACTTCCGTCTTAACAAAACATCAAAAGGCGGTTATGCAGACTATTCAACATCTAACTGGGCACGTAGAGATCGTCCACTAGGTGATGCAGAGATGAATGCAGTTAATACACACGGACTGTTTAATTTAAACGATTTCTTGCCTAAGAAGCCAGGTGAGATTGAAGTTAAAGTGATGCAAGAAATGTTCGAAGCATCAGTAGATGGCGAAGCATATGATGCAGATCGTTGGGGACAATACTTCCGTCCAGCGGGAATGGCAGCACGTACAGGCGATCCAAATACAACACCAAGTGTAAATGCAACTGCTACAAGTCAAAGTGCTCCACCTACTACTCAAACAACACCAGTAGTAGAGGATGTTCCTTTTAAATCAAATGAAGAAGTAACAGCAGAAGCAGCCCCGGCAGCGGCAGCTACTGGTGGCGATGCAAACGACATTCTAGCAATGATCCGCGCACGTCAAGGTTAATAGCAAACTGAAAAGGGTTGCTATTTAATACAGCAACCCTTTTTTTTATTACAAATTTATTAGGAGAATTTAATGGCTAAATCATTTGATGTTAGTAAGTTTCGCAAGGACTTGACTAAAAGTATCTCAGGCATGAGTGCTGGATTTAACGATCCTACTGATTGGATTTCAACAGGATCATATGCACTAAACTATCTTATCTCAGGAGACTTTCACAAAGGTGTTCCGCTAGGTAAGGTTACTGTGTTTGCAGGCGAATCAGGAGCAGGTAAGAGTTATTTCTGTTCAGGTAATATTGTAAAACACGCACAGGATCAAGGCATCTTTGTAGTACTAATTGACTCAGAGAACGCACTTGATGAGAGCTGGCTACAAGCTCTAGAAGTTGACACAAGTGAAGATAAACTTCTTAAACTTAATATGTCAATGATTGACGATGTAGCAAAAACTATCTCAACATTTATTACAGACTATAAAGCAATGGACGAAGAAGACCGTCCTAAAGTATTGTTTGTAATTGATTCACTAGGTATGTTGCT